AAAAAGACCGTTAAAATAGGAAATAATAACGCTGTGAACAATTTTAATGGTATGTTCCCCTTGTTGCCTGCTGAAACTGAATTAAATGTAGTTGCAGGTAGTAATGTAAAAATAAAATGGCGTGACAAATGGTTGTAGAAAAAGGCGGTGATTGCAAATGCAAATACCTGAATATATTGAAGTAAAAGTAAATAATAAAACAGTGGCTTATCTTTCCCCTGAAAGTGATGGATTGAAAGATTGCTACCCCGATACCCGTTTAAATGGTGAATCAACTTTAGAATTTAGCTTACCTTCTCATAGCGAAAAGATAAAAGAATTAACTCCTGAATGTGAGATATATGCTAATAACAAAATTTATAATCTTTTAAAAGATGAAGCTATTGACGAAGTAATGGACGAGCAAGGCAGAATGTGGACTAAATTCATGGCGGTTGAACGGTGGAATTTATTAGACACGCAATTCCCTGAACCATATATAACTAACGACCCCTCTATTCCCTACCCTGCTGATTTAGCGGTTATAATAGTCGGTGGTGGAACGAATTTAAGCGGTGGAACATACCCTGTAGGAACTGCTGCTCATGCTTTATATGCGGTATTACAAGGCTCTGATTGGAGCATGGGTATATGTGACGTTGAAGGTATACACGATTTAGAAGCTGAAAAGATTAGCCGATTGCAACTTATAAAGCAAATTCAAGAAACATGGGGCGGTTACCTTGTTTGGGATAGTGTAAATAAAGTTGTTCATTTACGAAATGGTGAACTGTGGCAGAATTACACAGGTTTTCAAATACGATACGCTAAAAACATGAAGCATATTAACAGAACGCAATCTAATAAAATTATTACAAAATTGTATTGTTTTGGCAAAGATGATTTAGATATTGCAAGTGTAAATGGTGGATTAAAGTATGTTACTGATTATAGTTATACCAATAATGATTATATCGGTATATATAGCAACCCTGATATTGAGGACGCAGAAGAATTAAAACAAGTAGCAATTAATGAATTGTCTTTAAATAGTAGACCACGATACAATTACAATGTAAAAATTGTTGATTTAAGAGTATTGCCCGAATATTCACATGAAAATTTTACTTTGGGCGATATGGTTGATATTATCAACCCTAAAAGTGAAATCGTTGATAATGTAAGAATTATTAGACATAAATACAATCTATTCCAACCGTGGCAATGCGAATTAGAATTAGGCGACCCGAATGAAAGACTTGTCGAAAAACTAAAAGCTTCTTTTGATACAAATGCTTTTATTGATAGAATGTTTGATTCAATGGGAAATATGTCGGGTAAAAGGCTTGTTGATGGTTCTATAATTAATAACAAGATAGCTGACGCCGCCTTAGAAGCAAGTAAATTTAATACTAAACAGATAATATTGACAGGTGATGTTTGGACTAACAACAGCCCTTTAAATGGCTCTGTGGCGTGGAATGCTCACAAGATAGCTTTCAATGGCGTAATGTATGATATATTAGGCGGAAATACTAATAAAAAATATATTGTTTGGCGGAAAAGTGTTAGCTCTACTATTTATCAGACTTATACGGAAGCAGAATTTGAAAGCGTAGCATTAGCTGATGATGAATTTGTAATTGCTGTAAACAACGGTGGAATACATGACATTGCTTGGTATAGTAGATTAGCAAGACAATTTATAGGAAGCGCTTTTATTGCTGATTTAGCGGTCAAGTCGGCTCATATAGCAAATGCAGCGATTACTAATGCTAAAATAGCTGAATTAGCTGTACAAGCTGCGAATATTGCTAATGCTGCTATAAGCAATGCAAAGATAGCTGATTTAGCGGTTGATACTTTTAAGATTGGCAATACCGCCATAACAGAAGAAAAGCTTGCGAATTTAGCTGTAACTACAAATAAAATAGCTGATTTGGCAATAACTAACGCAAAGATAGCAAATGCAACTATTACCGCAGCAAAAATAGAAAGATTAATTGTAGGCGATAATGTTGAAATGGGCCCTAATGCTTACATATCATGGAGCAATGTATTAAATAGACCTTCTATACCAACGGTACCGGG